ACCGTCCGTGACTGCCGTACCAGTTACGTCAATACCTGTGGAGGTGGTGGCGAGTTTGACTGCGTTGTCGTAGTAAAGAGTTACAGCACCATCTATATCAAACGTAGCCATCAATTCTGATGTGCCTTTGTCGATACTTACACCAGTGCCATCACTTGTGATGTGTAATTTGCCAGTGCCAACATCTTGAACGTAACTGTTGTTTGCGTTGTGGTAAATCTGTAGGTCAGACCCTGCGCCAAACACAGCCTTATCGTTATCACCAAAGTTAATGTCTGCGGAGGTAGAGATGCCATCTGTAGTCAGCACACCAGTGATGTCTACGCCTGTGGCGGTGGTATCTATATTAGGTCCCATACTATTTAACCATGTGGCTCCATCCCAGACATATAAGCCTTGGTCAGGAGCAGAGATATCATACCATGCATCTCCCAAATCTGGGGTTGATGGAGCAGAAGTGGAAACAATTGCACCGATACCTTGTATACCCTGTTCACCTTGTATTCCTTGAATACCTTGGATACCTTGAGGTCCTTGATCACCGGTATCGCCCTTTGGTCCTTGTATACCCTGTTCACCTTGTAATGAATCTAACCATTCAGTTACTGTTCCATTAAATCCTTCTGCAATTGCAACTTGATAAGCACTTAATCCGTCTGGACCAACGATTCCAGGTGATAAGTCTATCCAGGCTTCCACTGGTCCAGCATATACATACGCTCTGCCAGTGTTCAAAGTATCAAACCATATATCTCCTTCTTTTGGAGCAGGCGATGTCGGAGCATTGTCAGAAAGAGTAACAGCAGCACCAACATATGTTAACAGTCCAGTTGATGGATCCCATTCTAATTCCGAACTGTCTGCGCCAATAGCGATAGAGTCTCTTGCCCGCTGCGTAGTAAAGTAAAGATTATTTGTGCCCTCAGTTAAGTCATTAGTTGTGTAAGGTATAGGACGATAGTTTGATTCATCGTTTGTGAATTCCCATATATCACTAGTTTCGTTCCATCTAATCGCAGGAGTAAACAAAGATCCTCGATTTATCTCGATTCCAGAATTCTCAGATGGAATTGAACCAGTGTAGTTACTATTTAAAGTAATAATATTATCTGCCAATAATATAGTTTCTGTGTCCACAGTTGTAGTTGTACCATTTACAGTTAAATTGCCATTGATAGTTGTGTTCTGTGCTACAGTAAGATCGCCCAACGTTATAGTATCACCAGTAAGATAATCAATTGTGAACTTATCTAAATTATCACCTATTAATATATCACCATTAACATCTATACGCATCCGATGTACTGCTTCAGTGAAAAAATCTAATTGATTATTGTCAGCGCCAGGCGATGTTTCTGAAATAATGTAAGTATTTTGGTCAACGTCTTTAACACCACCTAGACTTCCCCAATTATTTCCGTCATATCCTTCAAATGTTTGATCTCCAGTATTGTATCTAATTTGTCCTTGTGCAACTGCTATAGGAACTCCAACTTCTCCTGGTCTCTGTGCACTAGTACCAACTGGCAATCTCAACGCATTAGTACTAATTATACTAGTATAATCTTGAATAGTCGTAATTCCAGAAGAAACATCTACAGTAAAGTTGCCTTGGCCTATATCAAATGTAGTGCTATCAAATGTAAAATTAACATCATCTTCTAATTCACCATTTATTCCAGCAATAACAATTCTATTGTCTGTTAAATCTTCGATGTTTGTACTTGCTGCTGTTAGTTGACCATCAATATCAGTACTACCTGCTATTTGCGTAGTGCCACTACTCTGTACTACAGTGAAGTTGCCTTGACCTATATCAAATGTAGTGCCATTAAATGTAAAATTAGCATCATCTTCTAATTCGCCATTTATTCCAGCAATAACAATTCTATTGTCTGTTAAATCTTCTACATTAGCAGATGCCATAGAAGATTGACCATCTACATCAAAGTCTCCCGATGTATACATATTACCAGTCGCAACATCTACTGTAAAATTACCCTGGCCGATGTTAAATGTGCTTGCGTCCATAGTAAAGTTGGCATCATCTTCTAATTCGCCATCAACGCCAACAATAACAATTCTATTATCAGTTAAATCTTCTACATTAACACTTGCTAATGTTGATTGGCTGTCAACATCCAATGTTCCTAGTATTTGTGTATTTCCACTAGACTGCTGTACAGTAAAGCTACCTTGTCCTATATTAAATTCGGTTGCATCAAATGTAAAATTTGCATCATCTTCTATCTCGCCATCGACACCAACAATAACAATTCTATTATCAGTTAAATCTTCTACATTGACACTTGCCAATGTTGACTGTCCATCAACATGTAATGTGCCATTAATAAGAGTATCACCGGTTGCATGAAAATTTCGTACAACTAAATCAGTGCCACGTGTACTCCAACTATCGATAGTTTCATCCCAAACATAAAATACATTATCTTCATCGCCACGAAATATTTCAAATCCTACATCTTCTGTAGGAACACCGGTATGGTCATAATTCATACCTACGATAGGATCTGCTATGAATAAGTCAGTTGTATCAATTGTAGTTACTGTTCCGTTAACATCTAGATTACCTTGAATTACTACATCTCTATTAACTTTTAAATCTCTATTGATTTGCACATCTTCTTGTGCAATAACTCTTTCACCGCTCAAAAACAGTCTGTCGCCAAATTTAATTTGTTCTGCCATCTTTACTTCCTAATACAATGTTTTATATAATTGTATTTATCAGTTATATAATATATACATAATACAGACACCAAAAAACCCGGGAGAATTCTCCCGGGTCTAATTATTTTAGTCGTTTAAGTAAAACTTATACGAATGCTAGGTTTGATACAGCGATTTTTGAAACGTAATCTGCTGCGTTGCCTAGTGATGATGCTGTGTTTGTTAGCTCAACGTAACCGTAGCGTGTCATGAATGATACTACTGGCTCGAATGATGCTGGATCAACAACAACGCCTGATGACATTAGAGGTACATATGGGCAATAGAATGCTGCTGCATCGATTTCGCCTTGACCTTTGTAGCCTAGAAGTACTGGTGCATCGTCTGCTGCATATGTGTTTACATAGATACGCATTGTGCCATTTAGAGTACCAACGAATTTTGTATTTGTTGGTGCTTCGAATGTGCCTTCTGTTGTACGTGCAAATGCTGATGTAGTTGCTGACTGTAGCACTGTTAGTGCTGACGGTGAAACAACTGCCCAGTTTGCTGCACCGCGACGAGTGCGCTGTGCTACTAGGTTAGCCTGCTGGTTGATTAGCGTTGCTAGAACTGCATGCTTGTCACCTACGAATGTTGGTGTACCAGTGAATGTCTGTGACATGTCAAATGATGCGCCTTGTGTCGCTAGATTTTCTAGTGAACCTAGAACTTCTTGGTCGATTTCAGCAGTGATTTCCATAGCAAGTGCTGCCATGATTTCTGCTTCGATGTCTAGACCGTGCATTGCGTTTGCGTCTTGTGCCGCTTCGAATGTCCAACGTGCTGATAGTTTGCGTGTTTTTGCTTCTACTGTCTGCTTTAGGACTTGGATTGACATACGGTTACCCGCAGTACCTTCCATTGATGCTGTTGCTGCTGGTGCGCCATTTGCGTCACCTGAGTAGTTCTTAGCAATCTCAAATGGTGATAGAGCTTCCGCACCTGCTGTTACGCCTGCTGCTGTGTCTGAATAACGAACACGTAGCGTGTGGATTTGACCTACTGGACCTGTCATTGGCTGAACGCCGATGATTTCGTTTGCAATAACTGTTGGCATAACGCGACGGATAACTGGTAGGATCACTTTGTTTAGTGTCGCAATGTTACCTGACTGTGTTGCGCCTGCTGTTGCTGACTCGTTAAGAGCAACTTTTGTATTTTCTAGAACTGATGACATTACATCGCGTTTTGTTCCTTCTAGACCTTCTAGAAGTGCTTCACGTGTTGTATCCCAGTTGTTACCTTCAAAAAGATTTTCCATCTTTTTATCTCCTGTAATAAGTGTTTATAGTCCTGCTAATTTCTTTAGCACAACAATATTAGCATCGTCACTTGATGATCTGGATGTATCAACAGATACTTCGCGGTCACCAGTACGTTCTGTAACTTTGCTTTCAGTTAGGGTTGTTTTTGTTTCTGCATGCGCAGTAACATTTTCATTTAAAACTGCTGGTAGATATTTCTTAAAAGCAGCCTTTAATTTTGAAGTTTTTACTGATTCTAATAAATCAGACATTACTCTGCGTTTCTCGCCTGCTAGTGGTGATAATAGAGAATCCATCTCGGTTTTACGAGACATGCGATCTTCCATTACACGCTGCTTGCGTGATGCTTCAATAATAGCTGCTTCTTTATCAGCAATCATTTCTTCTAGTTCTGCAACTTTTTGCGCAGATTCGTTTAGTTTGCCGTTCATTTTTGCGACTTCAGTGCCTTCATTTAATTGCGAAGACATAAATTCACCTGCAAATGCTTCGAACAACTTGCGACCAAATTCATTTTCTTTGGCTGCTGTGATGTCCTCTTTAAGTGCAGTTAATTCTGAACGTAGAGCGTTAGAAATTGTACTTTCTACTAACTCTGCTGAACGTTTAACAAAAGACTCTTTTGTTTTCAAAAGTAGTTCTTTGCCTTCTGCTACCATACGTACTTTAGTTTCTACTAATTCACGTTTGTCATTATGGAACTCTGCAAGTTCACGTGCTAATTGTTTTGTAACGAATTGCTTAGTTTTATCTAAGTTCTCTGATACTTTCACACGGTCGTCACGTAGTTCTTTGACTTCGGTTGCAAGTTGAGAAGTAATGAATTTTTCAAGGATTTTAGCGTGTTCAGAAATTGCTTTCTTATACGCAACTCGTTCTGCGATTAGAGATTCGCGATCAGTTTTGAATTCTTCCATCTCAGCACGGATTGCTGTTTCCAACATATTATCCATAGCTTCAACGATAACACCTTTATCGTGTTCGAATTTTTGAGCGAACTCTTCACGCAACTCGGCTGTAATTTCCTCTCTTGCTTCATTTAGTTTTGCTTCCATAGCCTCTGTGATAGCAGCACCAGCCTCTTCGGATAGTGCGCCGGACTCTAGAAGGTTAGCAAGGATTTCGTTTGCCATTGTTGCTTCTCCTGTTAAAGTTTTAATTCACGAATGAATTTAACTATTTGTTCTGATAAGTGCTGTTGTGCAGCCTTATCACTGTGTGCATGTTGTGCAAGTTTCCAAGCTTGGTAACCGCCTTTCATGTTCATCAATCCCTCGTAGATTGCTTTCGGGTACGCATCAGGTGCACTCGGTTGCGCTACGATATCTACTGTGACAATTTCGAAGTTTTTCACATTTCCACTGTTATCAACTTCACCAGAACCTCTTGATGAGACACCTAATGTAGCGCCTGATTCGATTAATGTTCTAATGATGTTACCCATGGGTGTAGGAACAATTTTCAATTTGCCATAGCCGTTGGGACCATCCATCCACATGTTCTCAATCATATGAGATACACGGTCAACATTTACTGTTAACTCTGGCGGGTGGTCGCATTCTCCAAGAACTGGAAAGCCTTCAGAAATTTTCTTCTGGACACTTTCCACTGCTCTTGAGATTTCAGAAACTGGATAAACACGCTGGTTAGCATTTTTAACGCCGCCTTGGACGAAAATACCTTCCATGAACATACTCTTTTCACCATTTTCATTCTCAACGATACGTGATTGTACGCCCGCTTGATTATGAGATAGCGTTTCAATAAGTATTGTCATTGTATTTCTCCTGATCTCTGTGGATTACTTTGCAGGTTTCATTGCTGGTGCAGATTTATTACCTGACACATTAACGTTGCCTGTATTCATATCTTTTGCTGCTTCACCTGTGCCGCCTGATGTGTTACCATCATTTGTTTTTACTGGTGCTGCATTTGAATCATCGCCGGGACGCTTTGCGTTTGCATTGACTGTTGATGCTACATTATCGCCATCATCACCTTCTGATGCTGATACCGGTGTTACATATTCATTCAACTCTTCGTCGTCTGCTGACTCTTCTAAGTCTTCATCGTCTGATTCTTCTAGTTCTAGATCGATTGATTCGTCCATATCCATTTCATCTTCTGCATCATCTTCTGCATCATCTTCCATGTCCATTTCGTCTTCATCGTCGCCTGCCATAATTTTTTCAAATTCGGCTTCTAGTTCTGCTAATGCTGACTCTAAATCATCTACACGTGNTTCAACATCATCTTCAGAATCATCATCCATATCACCCATTTCTAGGTCATCTAATGCTTCATCATCTTCCATCTCGTCTTCGTCATAGAATTCTTCTGATTCAATTTCTGCAGCATCTGCTTCTAATTCTGCAGCATCATCATCATCATCTGATTCTAGTGAAAGTTCGCCTTCTTCTAGTTCTTCTTCTGACTCG